AATGCCTAAGGTTGGTAACAAAACATTTCCATATACCAAAGCAGGTATGGCGGCTTCTAAGAAGGAAGCGGCTAAAAAGAAACTGCCTATTAAAGGTGCTGTTAAAAAATCAATGTTGAAAAAAAATGGCAAGGGGATGAAATGAAGTATCAAGATTGCCACGGAAATATATACGAGGGTGATGTTGTCGTTTCTATTGATGGCAGAATAAGAACTGGCAAAACTCTTACGCGCCATAGCATTAGAGTATTCCCAATTGAAGAACCAGAGGTTGTTTCCGCACCTGTTTCTAAGCCAGCTAAAAAGAAAAAGGCAAAGTCCAAATGAGTTTTATGCATACGATTAAAGCTAGTGATCGCGCAGTATTGCGCCGCGTAGTGCGAAACATTCACATGCAATATTTTCCTGCTGATTTTCAGACTGATTATGAAGCTGACAAGATTATTGCATCTATTGCGCCTGACTGTGTTGAAGCTTTAATTAAAAAGGGCAAGGACATTAGGATTGACCAACTTTAATTATAAGCCTGATGGTGAAGTATTAAAGTCCTTCATGAAATCAAATGTATTCTTTCGTGGATTACGCGGTCCTGTTGGTTCTGGTAAATCTGTTGGCTGTTGTGTGGAATTATTTAGACGCGCATTACAACAGAAGAAAGCTACAGATGGCACACGCAAATCTCGCTGGGCTGTCATAAGGAACACAAATCCACAGCTAAAAACAACAACTATAAAGACATGGCTTGATTGGTTTCCAGAAGAAACATGGGGCAAGTTTACTTGGTCTGTGCCTTATACGCATCACATTAAAAAGAACGATATAGATCTTGAAGTAATCTTCCTTGCTCTTGATCGCCCAGAAGATGTCAAAAAGCTCCTCTCCCTTGAACTGACAGGCATTTGGGTGAACGAGGCAAGGGAGATACCCAAGTCAATTATTGACGCATGCACAATGCGTGTCGGTCGATACCCTTCTATGAAGGATGGGGGTTGTACATGGACAGGCGTAATAGCTGATACTAACGCTCCAGAGGAGGATCACTGGTGGCCTATTATGTCAGGCGAGGTTCCAATACCAGATCATGTAGCCAAGGAAGAAGCAAAGATGTTGGTAAAGCCAGACAACTGGTTGTTCTTTACGCAACCAGCAGGAATGCTAGAGCAGAAGACAGAAGAAGGAGACATCTCAGAATACGTTCCAAACGAAATCGCAGAGAACAAAGAAAACATGCGGAAAGATTATTATCCGAACATTGTGCAGGGCAAAACGAAAAGCTGGATTGACGTATATGTAATGAACAGATTGGGAAGTATTAAAGATGGCAAACCTGTTTATCCAATGTTCGCGCCAGACATCCATGTTGCGCGTGAGGAAATACCTGTTGCTGTTGGCGTTCCTATTTATATTGGTATTGACTTTGGACTAACGCCAGCCGCCGCCATAGGACAAAAGGTGCGTGGCAGGTGGATGATCTTGCAAGAGATTGTTGCTTTTGACATGGGCATTGTTCGCTTTGCAGAGGTGTTACGGCAAGAGATTGCAACAAGGTATAGCGGTTGTGAGACTATAATGATTGGCGATCCTGCTGGTGACTTTAGAGCGCAGACTGATGAAACAACTCCATTTCAGATAATGCGTGGTGCTGGACTTAATGCTCGTCCTGCTCCAAGCAATGATGTTGCGTTACGCCTTGAATCTGTATCCGCACCTTTAGGTAGAATGGTTGACGGTCTTGCTGGTCTTCTTATTGATCCTAGATGCCGTACTATTATTAAAGGTTTTGAAGGTGGCTACCAATATAAACGAATGCAAGTATCTGGTGAGCGTTATGCTGACAAGCCAGATAAGAACCATTTCTCCCACATCCATGATGCAGTTCAATACTTAATGCTTGGTGCTGGTGAAGGCAGACAAATATTACACAACATAAACACACCCACACAGCCATTCCAAGCAACTAGAGACTTCGATGTATTTTCTAGGAAACCTAAACCAAGGCGGCAAGGTCTTTGGTCACGCATGTAATTGTGCGTTGTGCGTAAAGAAAACATAAGAGTACATCAATAGTATTGGCAACAAGAGAGACTTATTATGTGTTTATCAAGACCATCTCCCTCTACTCCTGCTGTAGATCCTGATGTAAAAATAGAACGTGAAAATCAAGAAGCAGCCGAAACTAAGAAAAAAGCGGAAGCAAAGAAGAAACAGTTAGAAGATACAGTCACAAAAAAGCGTGGCGGTGCTGGTTCATCATCCTTGCTTACAAGCACTAGCGGCGGCATTGGTTACTATAACGAGACTCTTTAATGGATAACATTGCACAGCGCATGTTGCAAAAGTATGACCGCGCCAAAAATGGGCGTGTTCATTTTGAGCCATTGTTTGAGGAGTGTTACGAATATGCTCTCCCAATGCGGCAAAGCTTTTACACAGAGTCATCAGGTCAACGCAGAGATGACAAGATCTTTGATGAAACTGCTGTTGTTGGTGTGCAGGAATTTGCGTCAAGATTGCAATCGGGACTTGTCCCCAACTTTGCGCGATGGGCTGATTTTATATCTGGCTCTGAAGTACAGAAAGAAGATCAAGACGAAGTAAATAATCAACTAGATGAAGTTACTGATTACGTCTTTGAGGTAATTCAGAACTCAAACTTTGGACAAGAGATACATGAAAGCTTTATGGATCTGGCTGTTGGAACAGGTGTCCTTCTTGTGGAAGAAGGGGATGCTGTTAATCCTGTGCGTTTTAATGCAATACCTTTGCCAAGTGTTTATTTGGATACTGGCCCAGATGATAGGATTGACCACGTTTATAGAGAAAGGTCTCTCAAAAATGTTGAGATACCTGTTGCATACCCAAAGGCGATTTTTGGTGAAAAAACCCAGAAAGCAATAGAGAGTCAACCAGACGAAAAATGTAAGATTGTTGAAATTATTTGTAAGAACTATGAAAGCAGAAACGAAGAACGATTTGATTATTACGTTGTTAATATAGCTGACAAAGAAATTATTTATTACGAACAGTTTGAAGGTCTAGGATCTAACCCATTTGTATGTTTTCGCTGGTCTAAAGCGTCTGGCGAAATCTATGGAAGGGGTCCTTTAGTCAACGCACTTAGCGCAATCAAGACTACTAATCTGACTATTGAGTTGGTGTTAGAAAATGCACAGATGGCTATCTCTGGTGTTTACCAGATGGATGATGATGGCATTATTAACACAGACACAATTAACTTAGTTCCAGGCACTATTATTCCCAAAGCTATGGGATCGGCTGGACTACAGCCAATCAAGAACGCAGGTAACTTTGATGTAGCTAATCTAGTTCTCAACGACATGCGTAACAATATCAAACGTGCATTATACAACGACATGCTTGGAGATCCGAACCGCACCCCTGCAAGCGCAACGGAAGTCGCAGAACGTATGGCTGACCTTTCCAGACGTATCGGCTCTGCCTTTGGCAGACTCCAAGCAGAAATGGTTACACCTGTATTACAGCGTGTAGTTTATATTCTGCGCAAACAGGGTCGAATAGAATTACCTACAGTTAATGGCAGAGAAGTTAAAGTTCGATCTGTATCTCCGTTGGCACAGGCACAAGCTAATCAAGACATAACATCAGTTGCAAGATACCTTGAGATGGTGGGTGGAACATTCGGACCAGAAACATTAAACCTTCTTATAAGTTCTGAGGATGTCGCTTTATACTTAGCTAAAAAGTTTGGCGTTCCAGACACATTGATAAGAGATGCCGCAGAGCGTGAGCAGTTAATGGCAATGGCACAGCAATACGCACAAGAGGCACAGCAACAAGGATTAACAGCAGATGCCAATCCGTTTAGGAGTGGATAACTATCCACGCGCAGAAGAAGAAGATAATAGAATTTCAGTAAATATAAGATCTTTGTTCTCGTCACCTTCTGGCAAGGAGGTGCTTAAATATTTGCGTTCGATTACCATTGAAAGTGTTCAAGGTGCGAATGCTTCTGACGCTGAGTTAAGACATCTTGAAGGCCAGCGTTATCTTGTCGGTCTAATTGAGCGACGTATTAAACATGCAGAAAAGGTGGATAACAAATGAATGAAACAGATAATGTGGAGGTAGCTGTTGAAGCTACAGAAGCACCTGTAACTGAAAGACCAGAATGGTTGCCAGAAAAGTTTAACACACCAGAAGATTTGGTAAGTTCTTATGGCAATCTTGAAAGCAAGTTGGGTAAGGGCGAAGAAGAATTAAGAGCCAGTATTCAACGTGAATTAGAAGTATCAGCTTTAGAAAACAGACCTGCTACTGTAGGTGACTATCAAATACCAGATAGTGTTGAAGCATCTGAAGTAAATGACAACGAACTGTTTAGGTGGTGGGCTGACCATTCGTTTGAGAATGGATATAGTCAAGATCAGTTTGAGAGTGGTATTGCTAAGTATGCAGAGGCATTACAAGGTAATCTTCCAGATCTTGAGGCTGAACACAGAGCATTAGGTGAAAACGCTGACGCTAGGATTGAGGCTACAAACTTATGGGCAAACCAATTCTTTCCAGAAGAATTGCATGATGCCTTTATAACAATGGGTCAAACAGCCGTAGGCATTAAGGCACTAGAGCATATTATGTCTAAAGTATCACAACCTAATATGGGTGCTAGTTCACAACCAGCAGAGTCTATAACCTTGGGTGAATTGCAAGCAAAGCAAAAAGATCCTCGTTATTGGAACCCAGCAAAAAGGGAAGCGGCATTTGTCAAAGAAGTTGATGAGGGTTTTTCCAAACTATACGGATGATGTTTTTCACAGTGACGGTGATGTTCAGATCGTTACGTCAACATCTGAGCATGCCGCTTACTTGCAACATAACTTGCGTGACGATGATTTAACTGAATGCAAGTTGCATGGTGTAACGCCTTGGAAAGCGTTGCACTATTCTCTTTATCAGAAAAACGCAGAGACATGGACAGGGATATATAAAGGCGTTCCTGTTGCTATGTTTGGTGTTGTGCCTACAGAAGATGAAAGCGATTTGTATTCTGGAACTATATGGATGCTTGGCACTGATGTACTTAGTCAGGAATACAGAAAGTTTCTAAGATTGTCTAAGCAGGTCGTAGATTATTTAAACAATAATTACGACATTCTTAACAACGTAGTTCCCATAGAGCATCACAAAACTATTCAATGGCTAGCTTGGCTTGGCTTTACATTTATGGATGAAAATATTGTTCATATTAATGGACACGACTGTGTTCGTTTTGTGCGTTGCGCTCCTCATGTAGAAGTGACATTCCAATAAGATACGGCCTGTTTCAAACTGACAGCCCCATAAGGGATAACTGGTTGATGAGAGAAACGGACAACCGCGTTCAATGTAACTTCTTTTTTAAGGATTAATGTAATGGCGAATACAATTGATACAGCCTTCATTAAGCAATTCGAGTCCGAAGTTCACATGGCTTATCAGCGCATGGGGTCTAAACTCCGCAACACAGTGCGTACTGTTGGCAATGTAGCTGGAAACGTAGTTCGTTTTCAAAAAATCGGTACTGGTTCTGCTTCAACTAAATCACGCAACGGTTCTGTAACACCTATGGAACTCGTACACACAACCGTAGAAGCAACAATGGCTGACTTCTATGCGGCTGAGTACATCGACAAGCTTGATGAACTCAAGACTAACATTGATGAGCGTCAGGCTGTGGCACAATCTGCCGCCGCTGCTTTGGGTCGCAAGACTGACGAAATTCTATATACTGCAATGGATGCTGGTGCGAGTAGCACACAAATCAATGCAACCAATGCGGCTGTAGAAAAAGCAGATCTTCTAACTCTCTTTGAAACATTTGGCACTGCTGACATTCCAGAAGACGGAAATCGTTACATTGCTATGCACCCAAAGGGCTATGCTGATTTGTTTTTGATTAACGAGTTTGCATCATCTGACTTTGTTGGTGAGCAAAATCTTCCGTTTGCTGGTGGCATGACAATGAAAGAATTTCTTGGTTTCAAGATCTTCTCAACATCTGCTGTTACTGCTGGCAAAAACTTGGCTTACCACACATCTGCTGTTGGCCTTGGCGTCAACGCTGATGTTTCTACAGAACTTAACTATGTTCCTGAGAAAGCCTCACACCTTGCAACTTCTATGATGTCCATGGGCGCAGTCGTAATTAACGACGCTGGTGTCTATGAAGTCTTAGACAACAACTAGGAGGTCTTACAATGGCTTTTGGATCATCAGGACTAACTCGTATGGCAGGTGGCGGTGGTCATAATATCTGGTACTATTCCAGTGTTGACGCATTGTCTGTTGTTCGGGCATCGGGCTATTTCAACGACGCGGCATCTATGATGAATGTTGGCGATCTTGTTGCAGTCTATGACAACAATGCACCAACAATGGCTTGGACTATCGTTTTATCTAACGATGGATCAACTGTTGACTGTGCTGACGGTACTGCATTGACAGTATCCGATTCAGACTAAAGGAATAGGGGGGAGTCGTACCATTCTCCCCCCTACCCAAACATGCCATCAGTAGCTAACTCAGACATTGATATTGCGTCTCGCGCTTTAATCTTGATAGGCGCGGAACCAATTACTTCGTTTACATCTACGTCAACAGAAGCAACGGTAGCAAACAGCATATATGAAGATGTTGTACAGGCCGCTTTGTGTGCAAGCAGATGGCGTTTTTCAACCAATCAAGCTGTACTTAACATGCTCACTGAAGTTCCAACAGGTCGTTTTGACAGAGCGTATCAGCTTCCGTCAGATCTTGTTATGCTTCACGCATTAACTGTTAATGACAATGTGATTGAATATAACATTTACGGCAGTAAAGTTTTCACAGACACTTCAACATCTGACACTGTTGTTGCTGATTATACTTACCGCGTAGGTGAAGAATTTTTTCCAAGTTATTTTACTGTAGCTGTACAACATGCGCTTGCCGCAATGTTTGCTGTGTCTATTGCAAGAGACGATCAGCTTGCAAGTCTATTTGAAAACAAGGCCGCTAGAACTATGCAACAGGCTAAGACTCTTGATAGCCAGCAACAGACAACGCGCAAGCTTGTGACATCGAGGTTTATTTCTGAAAGGCGTAGTTAATGGCGAGGCTTAGAATACCGCTTAACAACTTTGCCTATGGTGAAATTAGCCCTTCATTAACAAGCAGGACTGATACTCCTGTGTATGTTTCTGCGGCTGAGACTGTAGAAAACTTTTTTGTTCGTGCAGAGGGTGGCGTAATAAACAGACCTGGCACCCAACGCATATATAATTTTGGTCATACGTATGATGCTAGCTTAACTCAGCAAGTTCGTATTGAGCCTTTTGTATTTTCTGATGATGAAAAATATATCATTGCTTTTTCTAATGCCAAGATTGAGTGCTTTAGAATAGCGACTGATGGCGCAATAACTTTAGCGGCAACAATCACACAAGATACAGATGGTAATGCTTTACCAATAGTAAACTCAAACCTTGTTCAGTTCACCTACACCCAGAAAGGTGACTTTATGTTTATTGCTCACACAGGTTTTTTGTGTAGGCAATTGGTAAGAACTGGTCTTACTTCATTTGAAGTTCGTGTTTTTGATTTTGCAACATCTATTGATGGCAACAATGTTCATCAACCTTATTATAATTTCCAAGGCTCAGGCGTAACTATATCCTCCGATAGTTCTGCTACTGGTGCTGGACGAACCCTTACATCAAGTGCCAATTATTTTAATTCTTCGCATGTAGGCGTAAGGCTTCTGATTGGCGAGACAGAGGCAACCATTACTGGTTTTACAAATGCCACAACTGTTACCGCAACTTTGCATGGGGCTATATCAACTCAACTTGATCCTGATGCTTTAGAAACAAAAGACGACTCAGCAAAAGTAGAAATTACACATGCTTTGCATGGGCTGGCTACTGGTGCAACTGTTGTGATTGCTGATGCTGGTGGCTTGGGTGGTATTTCTGCTAACAATATAAATGGCAGTAAAACTATTTCCAAAGTTATAGATGAAAACAGATACGAGGTAACAGCAGGTGCAACAGCAACAAGTGGGGCTGTTGGTGGCGGTTCACCTACTATAACAAGTGCGTCAGCAACTACAGAATGGTATGAGCAGTCATACAGTCCATTGAGAGGATTTCCGCAAGCTATTACCTTCCATGAGGATAGGCTGTGGTTTGGCGGTACGCCAAGTCAACCTGATGGATTATGGGGTTCTAAAACAGGTCATTATTTTAATTTTGATGTTGGTGATGGATCTGATGATGATGCTTTAGATCTTGATGCAAGTGTTGGTGTTACTAATCAGATACGACATCTTGTATCTAATCGTGACCTACAAGTTTTTGCATCACAGTCTGAGTTTTATTTACCGTCATTTACTGACCAACCTGTGACACCAGCTAAAGCAAAAGTATCTAGTCAAACACCATTTGGATCTGGGTTTGTAAGGCCGCAATCTTTAGACGGTGCAACTATATTTGTACAAGCTACTGGTACTGCCGTTAGAGAATACGTCTTTACGGACGCAGAAGGCGCGTACACTGCCTCTATGGTATCTTTGCTATCGTCGCACCTAATTAAAGCTCCTGTCCAGCTAGCGGTCGTTAAAGGCTCGTTATCAAGGCCAGGCGCGTATGGCTTCTATCTTGGCAATGATGGAACTATTTCTGTTTACCATAGCAACCGTACAGAGAAACGTGCGGGTTGGATGCACTGGACAACAACAGGTAAGTTTCATTCTGTGTGCGCAGTAGATGAAGATTTGTTTACTGTAACAGTTCGTGATGATGGTTCTGGTACGGATAAACTATTTCTTGAACAGTTTAACACATCTATGAAAATGGATTTTTGTAATGACTTTAGTGGTAGTAGTGGTGTTTTTTCTACCTCTGGTCATTTCTCAAACAACGCTGTTGTAGATGTCGTTGATGGCACTGAGTATCTTGGATCTTTTACCGTAGCTGGTAACAACGCAACTGTATCAACTGTCAAAGCATCTACTGCCGCGCAGATTGGATATAAGTTTACACCTATATTAAAAACTCTGCCGATTGATGCCTCTGTTCAAGGTGGTCCTCTTACAGGAAGTCCACGCAAGATAACCATGGTGACATTAGACTTACAGGAAACTCTAAGTGTTTCTGTAAATGGCACAGACATGATTATTAGAACTGTTCAACAAGATCAATCACAAGCATTAGCGGCTGTTACAGGCAAACAAGAGTTTCGCGTTCTTGGATATAGTAAAGACCCAAGGGTAACTATATCTCAGTCTGCACCGCTTTCTATTCAGATAAATGGTTTGGTTACAGAGGTGGCATTCTAATGAGTTGGTTTATGGTGGCTAGCGCGGCTTTAAGCGCATACGGAACAATGCAAGAGGGCAAGGCTGAAAGACGCAGACAAAACAGGATTGCCGCACAGCATCAAGAGAATGCTAAGTTTGAAGCACTTAAAGCAATGCAAGATCATAACAAACGCATTGCAGAGTTTTCTGCTTATGCAAGTACAGCAAATACTATCCGCGCAATTAATAGCAGGGGATCTAATGATAGATCTTTTAAGGCTATTATAAAAGCTAGTGAAGATAACCGAGACACTAATCTTGGCAGACAAAATTTGCAAAGCCTGTTTACTCAGAGCCGCATGAGATTTGCCGCTAGTGACGCAAGATTTGCAGGTCAACAAGCACAGCAAACAGCAATGTATAAAGCTTTAGGTAGTACAGCTATGGCTGGTCATTACTATCAGGAGATTGACTAATGGCAGAAATTAAACGCTATCAAGGAAGACCTGCGATTAATCAATCTATTGGTGTTGTCACACCCTCTAGGGCTGGCGTTGAATCTGCGCAAGCGTTAGGGCGTCTTGGCACTCAAATGTTTGAGATGGCTTATAGAGAGGGTGTTAAGGAACAAACTGCTCTAGGTGAAAAAACAGCGCAGCAATTAAAATTTCAAATCCGTGATGAAGAAGGAAATCTGCATGTAGCTAGATTGCCAGATGGTTTGTCACCAGTAGCAGAACGTAATGCACAATCTGTTCTTGATAAGCGTTATATCAACGCTCTTAACATAGACATGCGTGATGCCGCTATTCGCATTAGAGCAGATAATAAAAATGATGCTGAAGGGTTCGATGAGTCTTATAGTAAGTATGTTCAAACTACAGTTATGGAAGCTGGTGTATATGGTGCGCAAGCTGAACAAATTGGTGCAACTTATGCTAGCCAGCATACAACTGCACTATATGCAGAAAAGCTTGAAGCAGAAGATGTAAGAGATTTCCAATTACAATTTGAAAGTATACGGCAAGAGATAGACGAAGTAGGAACTCTTGTTATAGATCCTGACGAACTTGGCATAAATAGCGCAGGTGCTATTGAAGGTAGATTTAACGAGCTTGTACGCACTAACGGCATAATAGATCAGCTACAGGATAAGCATGGCAAAAGATTAGGCATTACACAGATTACAGAGTTAAAGCGTCTAGCAAGATCTTCTTACTATGGTGGCAAGACAAGTAAGATGATGAATGATTTGACTAAGCTTGCTAATGAACAAAACCCATTTGCTTCTGCTAGCATTGTTAGCACTAATCTGAACTACATGATAAGCGCATTGCAAGCAGGTAGCACAGATCAATTGCCAGATAGCGTTAAAGCAAATCTATCTCAAATTGGGTTTGATAACGAGTTTTTACAACAAGACGATATGTCATCTATCCGTGGGACATTGGCTTCTAAAGTTGCTGTATTCCAAGGCAACCAACAAGAGCTATTTAACGCTCAACAATCTGAAAGACAAATGAGCCTTATTAGCAGAACTGTTGAGGCTGGGGGATTGCTTGGGCAAGATGATGCAGACTTTATGTTTAAGACAGTTGGTATTGATGATGCCTATGGGCTGGCTAATCAGTTAAGCGCAATCTTAGGTAATCCTGATAACGTAAATATTAAGCCACTGTACGATGTTCTCATGGGTAATGGCGCATTGCCAAAGCCAGCAGTTGATCTTCTTTCTGATGTTGGCACTATACGAGACATTGTTACTAATGATCCATCTATGCTTCCTGTGTTGCAAAACTTTTATAAGCAAGCAACCACTGTAAACAGAGGTGGCTTTACGACTACATCTCACAGAGGTATGGATGAAAAGGTTGCTGTGTTTTGGGACACAATGGATGCTTATTCTAATTCAGTAAGAACTATGAGCGTTGATGAATTCTTTGCTCGTAAGACTGAGTTTGACAACATGCCATCTGATATAAAGACTAATAAATTAAAGTCTGAACTTAAATCTGCTGGGTATGAAGAAGGTGGTTTGCGTGAGTTTGTTTTAGACAAAACAGATTTTGAAAACGCAGAACAAGAATACTTTTTTATGAGCTATGCAGATGAGTTAATCATGATGCATGGCGTAGATAAGGCTGGCAAGATTCTCAAATCTTCTGGTGATCGTGTATTTAAAAAATCTAAATTTACATATGGCAATGAGAAGTCTCGCTATGCACCTGAGATAGCATACGATGATGCTGAGATGCAGGTGTTTCAAGATGCTGTCTATGAACAAATACTGCGCGTAAGCAATGGTAACATGGTGCTAGGCGAAAATGTTTTCTTAGTAGCTGATCCAAGAGAAGGATCTGTATTTCCTGTTTATACACTTGTTGATGAAGACAAGGTTCCGCTTATGGCTGGTAGTGAGCCATTGCAGGTAGGAGCTACTTCTGTCCTTGCGGCAAGACAGGCAAATCGTAACCAGACTATTAAGCAATTACGCGCTGAAGCTATGGCAGAGAGAGAGCGTTTCTTAAAGGTTGGTCTTGTTCAAGAAAAAATTCTTGAGGCAGATGGTGGTCCGAATATCAGTGAAATCAGAGACGCAATAAAGAAACGGAAAGCCGCAGAATAAAATGGATGTAGGTCGCAGAGATTTTTTTATAGCCGCAAGCACTGGCTTCAAAGATGAAGTTGATACTACATGGTATGAGGGTTGGAAAGCTAATATGGCTTACAACAACATGCCTATGTTTGAGAGCATAGAAGAACAAAAGCTATTTGGTAATACTCTAAGAGATCCCACTTTTGATGTGGTGGGTGCATTAGACGATAATCATCTACCATTTTATGAAGATCTAATCAGGGCAAAAAACCAAGATCATCTTAACTTTCTTAAACAGCGTGTAGATAGATCAAGAGTGCGGCGTGATGTTGCATCTCGCGCACCATTTTCTGCACAGCTTGCCGCAGGTATTACAGACCCTTTGTTTGTTACAACATTCATTCCAGGTCTAAATGCTATTGGTCTTGGCAAGACTGTATTAGGTAGCACTGCAAAGCTTGCAGGTGTTGGTTTTGGCTACGGCGTTGCATCAGAACTAAGACGCGCACCATTTTCTGTAGCTGATGCCGAGTTTGAGTCAGCTAGTAATATTGCCGCATCTACTGCGTTAAGCGGTTTCTTTGGTGGCGCATTCAGAGGTGCAAGTTATATGCAACCTTTCTTCAAGTCATCAGCCGCAAAGGTAGCTAGAGTGGCGCGTGGTGAGAAGATTAAGCATGTATGGGCAGATGATGGTGTCAACCTTGATGATGGATATGTAGGGCAAGCTGGCGGCGATTATGATGCTGTTGTAACTAACAGGCTTGGTAGTGGCTCACAGCAGGTTCTTGCTGATGCTGACATGCCCCAAGACATAAAGAAGATGTTCTTCGATCTTACATATAACTCATCTGTTCCTGTGCAAGGTAATAGAGGATCATTTGCTGGGCAGTCTGTTGCTCAACGTGCAGTAACATATGAAGGTACGTTTAGGCGTGTTGATATGCAGATGCGTGATTTTCATGCACAGCATATCGGTGTGAATGATAAAGCTAAATCTATTGCTGGCGTTTATTCGCCGTTCACTGCTGAGTATGACGATTTCTTTGCAGACACTTTGCGCCGCAAAATTTTGATGGAGTCTAATGATCCAGCACAAGTGCGCATGGCAAAGGATGGCATTACAGAAGCACAGATGAAGGGCGTTACATTACTGCGCGATACATTCAAAGAAATTGGTGAAGATGCAACGCATCACGGCGTTTTCAAAACCAATGAAAGTATTGGTAAGCAGATTAAAACGCTAGAAGAACGGATAAACCAAAAGGCTGAAATAATTGCAGACCTTGAGAAGAAGCCCACGCTTTCAAAGAAACAGTTTGCACTCAAGACTAGATTAGAAAACGAACAAGCATCTATATACAAGCGCATTACTGTATTAGAGGGAGCGTTAGACTCACCGCCTCGCCGTGATTTTCTTGCACCTATGTATTACAACAAAGAACTTCTACTTTCTGATGATGCGGCAAGAGAAGCACTGACAGTTAAGTTCGAGCAACACTATCTAGCCGAGCGATACAAGAACGGAACAGCATCTTATAAGGATGTTAAAGACGGTCTTGTAGAAGCTAGAAGTGATGCTGATAAAACTATGAACCG